AGTTTATTAATTATCGAGAATACTATTGGGTACCAAGCGGCCCACCAAGTATAAAAATTACAGGACAATCTCAAAATATAATAAGCACTTATAAAGTCAAACAGGGATTAGGAGAAAACTGGATTTTTACTCCAGACGGTCAAACAAATAATCCAACATTAACATTGTATAGGGGTCAAACTTATAATTTTAATGTATCTTTGCCAGGAGAAGGATTTTCTATAAGAACCAACTATGATACTGGATCTTTAATTTATAATCCTATACTTTCTTATAATGCAAATCAATTAGCTGTCTATGACGGAAAACTATGGAAAGCTAAGACATTTATATTGCCTTCTGACGGAAGTAGCATAACTTTCGAATCTCAAGATTGGGAATACATTGAAGATGTGTCTAATCAAAACATTTTTGATTATAATGCCGGTGTTACAAACAATAATATAGATATAGGTACAGTAACGTTTGACGTACCATTCAACGCTCCGGATATATTATTTTATCAGAGCACAATTCATCCTAATAGGTTTGGAAGATTTATCATAGCTGATGCTGACACAGCTACAAAGATTAATGTTACTAAAGAAATAATAGGTAAAAAAACTTATAAAAGTAGTAACGGTATTGAATTTTCAAATGGAATGATAGTAGAGTTTATAGGACAAGTTCTTCCTGAAAAATATTCAACCGGTATTTGGTTAGTCGAGGGTGTGGGTTCTTCTATAACTTTAACTAAGTTCACAGATCTAATAGTTCCAGTATTATCTTCCAAAGTACCGGAAGTTCTTTTTGATAATTCTGGATTCGATACCGATCCCTTTGATGATGCGAGCGAATACCCTGGAGATAAAGATTATATAACAATAAATCGTTCTAGCCCTGATCTAAATCCCTGGAGTCGATATAACCGATGGTTTCATCGATCGGTTTTAGAATTATCTCATAAGCTCAATAGTTCAGATTTTGATTCTATCGAAACATTAAGAGCTAAACGTCCTATTCTAGAATTTCACGCTGGATTACAGTTGTTCAATCACGGAAAATTTGCCAAACAGACTGTAGATTATATCGATACTTTCACAGATGATATTTTTTCTAAAATAGAAGGTAGCAAGGGATACAATATAGACGGAGAAGATCTATTTGAAGGTGCTAGAATTTTAGTAATAGCAGATAAAGATTCTTTAGCCAACAATAAAATTTATAGAGTGGAATTTATCCAACATCCCGATCCGGTAACTGGACAAAGAAAAAAACAAATTACTCTTCGAGAAACAGAAGATACAGTTTCTAATTTTGGAGAAGCTGTATTGATTAGTCGAGGTTTGGAAAATCGAGGTAAGATGTTTTTTTATAACGGTAATAATTGGGCACCTTGTCAAGATAAAATCTCAGTCCAACAAGCACCGTTGTTTGATGTATTCAATGAAAACGAAGAAAGTTTTTCTAATCAGACAGTTTATGAAACTTCGTCTTTTGTCGGATCAAAAATCTGTAGCTATGCTGCAGGCAATGGCCCAATAGATTCGGAATTAGGTTTTTCCATATCGTATCTGAATATTAACAATGTTGGTGATATAGAATTTGATTTCAATTGGGATACTGAAAATTTTTCTCATTATATAGAACGAGAAAAATTTGTAAAAAATATTAACACAGGTTTTATAAGAAATAATTTGTCTAATAATTATTTCAATTGTTGGATTAAAACAGAAAAAGAAATTTTACAACCGATCATTGATAGTAAAATTGTCGAGGAACGATCTAATACAATTACGTTCAATACAGTTCTATGGAATAAGTTAGATGTCGAGAATTATAAAATTATTTTTTATGTAAACGGTAAAAAAATCTCTAATAATAAGGTTAATATTTCAGAAGGAATAGCTAATAGAGGTGCATTCACTTTTGTAGATACATTAAATCAAAATGATGTTGTAAGTATTAAATTGTATAGTTCTATCGTTCCTGAAGAAGGATATTATGAAATTCCTATCGGGCTAGAAAGGAATCCTCTTAACCAAGATCTCAGCAAGTTTACTTTAGGACAGGCAACTGATCATCTATCGACGGCTATCGAGATCGATGAAAGAGTTATTGGAGATTATCCCGGCTCTAGCAATTTAAGAGACCTAAGCGATTATCAAAATAAAACTAAAAGATTCGTTAAACATTCTGGCATTACGCCTTTACCGATAACTTTACTATGCGATAAAAAAATTAATCTTATTAAATCTATCGAATATTGTGAACAATCTTATACTGAATTTAAAAATAAATTTATTGAATTAATTTCTGATACGATTTATAATGATGATCCTTCGGAATTTTTAGATCAGATAATTTCGGATATGGGCAGAACAAAAACCTCAACAAGTCCGTTTTCTGATTCTGACATGATAGGATCGGGAGCATTTACAGAAATTAGATACGTAGTAGAAGATACAGGAATCAAAACTTATACATTATCTTCACCATTTGATCTGGAAACTCCTAGTAGAGAAGCAGTGTATGTTTACATAAATGGGCAACAAAAAATTGTTGGAAAGGATTATGTTTTTAATAAATCGTTTTCATTTGTTACGATAAACATCGAATTGCAAGAAAATGATGTAATTCAAATAAGAGAATACACATCAACAAGTTATAATTTTGTTCCTCCTTCTCCTACAAGTTTAGGTTTATATAAAAAGTATCTGCCAAGGAAATTCTTAGATGATACCTACGTAGAACCAATATATGTTATTCAGGGTCATGATGGTAGTATTACTAAAGCGTACAACGATTATAGAGATGATGTAATTTTAGAATTTGAATTAAGAATTTATAATAATATCAAAATCGAATATAACGAATCTTTATTTGATATAGATTTGATTTTTTCAAGCTACTACGGCGGAGGTAAATTTAACAAAAACGAAATAGATCCATTATTAATTCAAGATTTTTTAAAATGGGTATCTGGTACAAATATTGATTATACTAATAATAATTATTTTGATTCTGAAAACAGTTTTACTTACACATACAGTAATATGGCCGATAAACCAGGAAAAGTTTCGTTGCCCGGTTATTGGAGAGGAGTCTATAATTGGTTCTATGATTCATACCGTCCTCACGTATGTCCTTGGGAAATGTTAGGATTTACAGAAGAACCCGATTGGTGGCAATCTCAATACGGAGCCGCTCCGTACACTAGCGGCAATTTATTACTTTGGGAAGATATAGAAAACGGAGTTATCAGGCAAGGAAATCGTCAAGGAATACACGATAGATATAAAAGACCAGGTTTAATAAAACAGATACCTGTGGACAATAACGGAAAATTATTGAGTCCTCTTGATTCGTCTCTTGCAAGTAATTTTGCTTTAATAAACAATCAAGGACCGTTCGTATTAGGAGATGTTGGTCCTGTAGAATATGCCTGGAGATCTAGTTCAGAGTTTCCATTTGCGGTAGTAAAGGCTCTTTGTTTACTAAGACCGTTTGAATATATTAATACTTGTTTAGATTTTACAAGAATTAAAAAGAATAATATAGGACAGTATGTTCACACCAGTACAGATACTTTTATAAAATTAGAAAACATAGTTATTCCTAAAGTAGGAGAAGATCAAACATACGGACTTCTTTCGTTCTTAATGGACTATTCACGAAGCTTAGCCTTAAATGAAACGACTTTAAAAGAAATCATTAATAGCATAGACGTTAGCCTGACTACAAGATTATCAGGATTTGTCGATAAAGGACAACAAAAGTATCTATTAGATAGTAAGTCGCCTAGTGCAACATCTAGTAGTATTTTTGTACCCCAAGAAAATTATGAAATTATTTTTAACACCAGCACTCCAATTTTTACATTGGCATATAGCGGTGTGTTGGTTGAAAAAGTTAATAGAGGATGGAAAGTAAACGGTTACGACAATCAGTTCCCATATTTTAATTATTACGAAGCTGCAAATTCTAGTAATGATCCTATAATATCAGTAGGTGGAATCAGCGAAGGTGTTCTTCGTTGGGAACAAGAAAAATTTTATGGTAACGGAGTTTGTGTAAGCTATCAGAATAATTTTTATCGAACTATAAAAAGTTTTAGAAGCGGATTAGATTTCAGCACCGAAAATTTAAAACAGATAGCAGGACCGGCCACAGTAGGATCAATCACAGCATTGTATAGAAGAAATTTTAATCGGTTGCGTAAAAAAACTTTAACCTATGGAACAATTTTACCTAGTATTCAAGCCGTAGTCGATTTTCTTTTTGGATACGGAGAATTTTTAAAAGCTAACGGTTTCGTCTTTGACGGTTATGATAAAGAAACTAGGACGGCACAGGATTGGATTACTTCTGCTAAAGAATTTATGTTTTGGACCAAGCATAATTGGGAAGAAGGAGCGATTCTAAGTTTAAGTCCTTCGGCACCAAAAATAAACATTAATGTAGATTTAGGAGTATCGGATAATTTATTTGATAGTTTTTATTCTTATCAGGTGTTACGTGCAGACGGTAAGGTTTTGCAACCAGACTTTTTAAATATTAAAAGAGATTTTCAAAATTTAGTTGTTTCTACAAATAACACCACTGACGGAATTTATTTTTTTAAAACATATTTTGTTCTTAAAGAACACGTTACTGTTTTTGATGATAGGACTGTGTTCAATGATGTGATATATGATAAACCAACAGGGTATAGGCAGGAACGTATTAAATCTAGAGGATTCCGTACAGTTGATTGGGACGGTGATTATACTAGTCCGGGATTTTTGTTTGACAATGTTAGCATTGAATCTTGGCAACCGTTTACTGATTATCGATTAGGAGACATTGTTGTCTACAAATCTTTTAATTGGACTAGCCGAGATAATCAAAAGGGAACAGATCTATTTGACGAAACTAAATGGACTAAATTAGATTCTACTCCGCAGAAACAATTAGTTTCAAACTTTGATTATAGAATTAATTTGTTTGAAGACTATTATAATCTCGATGGAGAAGGATTAGGAACCGCACAACGAGAACTAGGTCGACACTCGATCGGATATCAGACAAGAAATTATTTACAAAATATTGCAGAAGATGAAATTACACAATTTCAGTTATATCAAGGTTTTATTAGAGAAAAAGGAACAAATAATTCTATAACTAAAATTTTTGATAAACTTAGTAAAACTGATGAAGACAGCGTAGTATTGAATGAAGAATGGGCTGTTAGAACCGGTAGGTTTGGTGGTATCAATGAATTATTAGAAACTGAAATTAAAGTTAATAAAATTAATTTTGAAGTTAATCCTCAAACTATATTGATAACAAGCGATGAAACTAGCAATGTTAAAATCGATCAAAAGTATAGAATAACTTCAAATGATGTAATCAAAGCAGCCAATGGAGTCTTTACAACCAATATAAATCCTACAAAAGAGTACGATCTCACTTCTAGAATCGCTGGGTATGTTAGAACCGATCAGGTAGATTTTATAGTTAAAAACAGAAATGAAATTTTAAATCTTGATATTAACACAATCAAAGAGAACAACTATATTTGGATTACTTTTGATAATCAAAGTTGGAATGTTCTGAGATTTGAAAATCAACCTTTGTTAATTATTGAATCTGTAACCGAATTGCTTGATCTCGAAGTAGAAATTAGATTTACTAGAGCACATTCTATACAAGAAGAAGATATTGTAGGTTTAAAAAATATAATAGATCTAGAAGGATTTTTTATAGTAAAATCTAGAACAACTAGATCGATAATAGTAGAAAAAAGAGAAGATTCTGATGCTCCTGCTATTGACGACAGTGCGATTCAAACAATAAATTTATTGGTACCTGCACGTATTTCTAGTTATAATGTTTTAGATTTATCTGAAATAGCATCATTAAAGAAAGATACAAAACTGTGGATAGACTCTGATCAAAACAGTAGATGGGAAGTGATACAGAAACAACAATCTTATTCATATAAAAATCTTATAGAATATGGTATTCAAGAACCTGTTGGTAGTGGAACATCAGTATTATACATCAACAGTTTAAAACAAATTATCAGTAGTATGCCAAACACCGGTTATCTTTATTCTTATGTAGAGACTAACCGAGGATTAGAATTATATCAAATTATTTCTCCTCCGAGTGAATTTAGAAGTCAACTATCGTCAGTATTTGGATCGACCGTTGCAGCTACACCAGATGGACAGTTTTTAATTGTTGGTTCTCCGAGAGCTAGTTATATTAAAAGTAAGTTTATGGGAGAATTTGATCCTAGACAGAATTACTTTGCTAGCGAAATAGTAATATACAATGGAAAATTGTGGAAAGCAGTTACAGATGTTCCGGGTAATCCGTTGGCTCCTACTTTAGAGCAAATAAGAAATGGAGAAGTTCCTACTGATTCATCTTACATCGATATCTATTCTGTAGATTGGGAATCAGTAACTATTGTAGAAGCTAATTCTACTGGTAGATTGCCCGGTTATGATACTCAGGGTATGGTTACAATTTATAAATTTGAATCTAACAGATGGGTTGAATTTATTTCGGTAGTCAGCCCTAGACCTGCAGCAGGCGAATTGTTTGGTAGTGCTATTTCTGTAGGACAAAGCGGAGACAAATATTATTTGGCAATTTCTGCTCCGGGTTCTTTAGAAAGTAAGGGTCGAGTATATCTTTACGTGTACGATAACGAAACTGTTCAAGAAGTTGACGGTGCTTCTGTTGTTTCTAGTGGATCAGGATATTCTGTTTATGAAGTAGCAGATGTTGAAATAGTTGAACCCGGATCGAATTATAATGTAGATTCTTCCGGAGTCACTTTAACTGTAACTTACCTAGGACAAACCGCAACGTTTGCAGGTATAGTCGATACAGAAACAACAGTACCGGGAGATGTTGATCTTTTATTCCCGATAAAATCCGTAACACCGATTGATAGAGGTCTTTGGAATAACTTGCCGTCAACGCCGTTAATTGCTACAGCTGATCCTACTTTTAGTTCAGACGGGTCGACATTAAGCTCTGGCTGTATTCTGAGACTAACATTTAGAGAAGTTAATATAGGGTCTACAGTTCTTACAGTTAATTATGAAGGCCAAACAGCTACTTTTTCTGCTGTAATATCTGCCGGTGAAGTAATTTCAGTCGAACCGATTATCAGAGGAAGATTTACTACGATTAGAACAACGCCGGCATCTACAACAGTAGAACCTTCGTATGGCGCTGGAGCTACATTATCTATAGTTTATAGAGAACGTGTAACAAAAGGCTGGAGACATCTAGAGGATAATAACTACAGGGGAGTATTCAATCCTAATGGCGGATATAATCCTTATACCGGAGCTTTCGAAACTGCTAGTACAAATAAATTTTATCCAGCCGGCAGTATAATATGGTGGGATAACAAACTTTGGAAAGCATTAGTAGATACTAATTTGAGTGACGACGGTAGTTCATTATACATAGGATTAAATGATTGGATTGAATTAGATTCTATATCTACACAATCTTCACTACCAACAAATGCTGCTTTAGGCGACGACGGGTCTACGTTGGCGTTAGGACTGTTAGACAAAAACCAAATAGCTGAATTAGTTAAGGCAGGAGACTTGTTCGGATCTAGCCTTGCTATGAATAAAGATGGTAGTATATTGGTAGTAGGATCCCCTAACAGTGACGGACAGTTTTTTGTAAATTATAGAGGACAGTGGAGCCAGTTCCAAGAATATACTGAATCGGATGTAGTTCAGTACGACGGTAATTATTATAGACTAATGGATACATCGATACCGGGACCAGTCGATTCGTCGATAGTAAGCAAAGGCGATGTTCCTGTTCCTGGTATTACAGAATCTACATTATCTAATACAACACCTTGGCTCCCTATAGGAAATTTAAGTACAGTTAGCTCAGGAAAGATTCATATCTATAAGAAAGATAATAATGATGTTTATAATTTAATTCAAATTATTACTTCTGAAAATATCGAAGATTACAATAATACTGATTCGGGTTCGGATATAGGAATCTATTCGGGAGATAAATTTGGATTTAGTTTAGATTTAGATGAATCTGGTTCTATATTAGTAGTTTCAAGTCCGGATGCAGATAGTAATTTACAGAATCAAGGTTCGGTATATGTATTTTCAACTACAAGTTTAGATTCTCCTACATATAATCTCGACCAGAAAATTTCTAGTTACGAATCTTATAATAACGAACAATTTGGATTTTCTGTAAGTGTAGACTACAACGCCGAAAAAATTATAGTAGGTGCTAAAAATGCACCCTATAAGATTCCTACAAGATTTGATATTTCTTTAGGTACAACATTCGATGGCAATGCTACTAGTTTCAGTGAGCCGCAAGGATATACTGGACAGGTTTATGTTTTCGAAAAGAAAGCCAATATATTTTTATTGGCAGAAAAACTAGAAGCCGATTTACAAAATGCTGAATCTTTTGGTTATAGTATAGATTCATATGGGCCAGTTATTGTTACAGGGTCTCCTAATTATAGAGCTGATTTAGAAACAGATTTACAGGCTTTAAGTTCTCATCCTATAGGAATAACTAGAATATTTAGAAAAGATCCTAACGTTAAATCGTGGAATACTTTGGCTCAGCAATCTCCAAAAGTCGATATAGATTTACTTACTTCGATTGAAGTGTACGACGAAATCACTAATACAAAATTAGCAGACATTGATATTGTAGATCATGCAAAATTAAAAATTTTAGGAATAGCCGAGCAAGAATTGACATTTAAAACTGTTTATGATCCTGCAGTTTATACAAACGGAACAGATGTTCAAGTAGTTGATGAAACTACAGCTTGGTTTGAAAAAAATATAGGTAAACTATGGTGGAATCTTTCTACGGTAAAATGGATAGAATATGAACAAGGAGACGATATATTCCGAGCAGGAAATTGGAATGCTACTGCATTCGGATCGTCTATTGATGTTTACGAATGGGTCGAGTCTCCATTATTACCCTCTGACTGGAGTGTTCTTGCAGACACCAATGAAGGTTTAACCGAAGGTATTTCGGGTCAGCCGTTGTATCCCGACAATACTGTTTATAGTGTTAAAGAAATTTTCAATATCAATACCGGACAATTAACTGGAACTCGGTATTATTTCTGGGTAAAAAATAAAGCAGTATTACCTAAAGATATTCCTGGTAGAAGAATTCCGTCGTCGGATGTAACATCATTAATTTTAAATCCAGCATCTTCAGAATTTCCAATTTTGGCGCTATTAGATTCTGATAAATTTTTAGCTTATAATTTTAATTCCATATTAAAGAATGACAGCGCATATTCGAACATTCAATATAGAAAAGATAAAAAATCAAATAATTTAAGTCATTCAGAATATTTGTTATTATCAGAAAATTTATTAGGTAGCATACCTAATCAAGATATCGAAACAAAATGGATTGATAGTTTGGTTGGGTTTGATAAGGCCGGCAATACAGTTCCAGATCCTAGAATTCCTCTCAAGCAACGATATGGTCTATCATTTAGACCTAGACAAGGAATATTTAAAAATAATAATAAGATACTATCGATATTAATTGATAGAATCAATGAACATTTATTACTTAGACCTTTCGCAGATACTTTAGATTATCGTAATCTAAATTTAGTAGATCTGAAACCAGAACAAAGTTCTAACAAATTTGATGATGAAGTTGATAATTTTATTGATTTACAAAATGTTAATACGGTTAGAATCAAACAGGCTATTTTATCAGTGAATGTAGTTGATGCAGAAGTTGATACTATAGATATTATAGATCCTGGATTCGGTTATAAAGTAATCCCCCCAGTTGAAATCGAAGGCGATGGCTCAGGAGCCAAGGCCGAATTAACAATAGACAACCAAGGTAGAATAAATTCAGTAACAGTTATTGCTCGAGGAAAAAAATATACTTCAGCTATAGCAAAAGTTAGAAGTTATGCAGTCTTGGTAAACAACGATGAAACGGCTAATAATTTTTGGAGCGTTTACTCTTATGACAACATAAGACAAGATTTTTTTAGAAGCGAATCTCAAGGATTTGATACTACAAAATATTGGTCGAAGATTGATTGGTATGCAGAAGGATATTCTAAAACTTCTAGGATTACTAAAGAAATAAGATCTCTTTACGAAGAAAGTTCTTTAATCTTCCAAGAAGGAGATTTATTAAAAATTAAAGAATTTGGAACAGGCGGCTGGGCTTTACTCAGTAAGGTTGAAGAAGGTCAAGGAGATATTTTAACAAATTATAAATTAGTTGGCAGACAAAATGGTACGATAGAACTGTCTAGTAAATTGTATAGCAAAGAATCTCAAGTATTAGGATTCGATGCTACTAGTTCATACGACACTAGTGAATATGATTTACTGCCATCTTTAGAATTAAGAAATATTTTAAATGCTGTTAAACAAGATATTTTTATAGAAGATTTGAGAAACGAGTGGAATAATTTATTTTTTATCTCATTGAGATATGCATTCTCAGAGCAAGAATACATAGATTGGGCATTTAAAACAAGTTTCTTAAATGCTACACATAATGTAGGATCGTTGGAACAAAAAGTTAACTATAAAAATGATAGTTTAGATAGTTATAGAAATTATATAGAAGAAGTCAAACCTTACCGTACAACCATTAGACAATACACCAGTCGATATACTAATTTTGATATAGATAATTTGTCAGTAACTGATTTTGATCTACCTCCGTCATATTCTGTAGCAAGCGGAAAAATTTTACCAGTTAATAGTTCTTACGATTTAACAGATCAATATCCCTGGAAGCATTGGAAAAACAATCTAGGATTTGAAATTAAAGAAATAATTATTGCGTCGAGTGGAGAGGGGTATACAACTGCACCTAAAGTGCTTATTGAAGGTGACGGAACTGGTGCAGAAGCTATAGCGTTTATAACCAACAGACGAGTAAGATCTATTAGATTATTATCTCCTGGAACAGGATATACTAAAGCTCCTACAATTTCTTTAGTAGGAGGCAATGGATTTAATTCAAATGTAGCCAAAGCAGTGGCAATTTTAGGTGAATCTCCTATAAGAACTTTTGATTTAACTTTAAAGTTTGATAGAATAAGCAAGAATGGAATATTGTCAGAATTTAATTTTACCGAATCATTTACTGCAACAGCGTCATCCGCAGTGTTTGATTTAAAATATGCACCTAATAAAGATAAAAGTTCGATATCAATCACTAAAAACGGTCAGATCGTTTTTAATAATGAATATGAAATCATCTATTATACTTCCACTACAGATACCTATTCTTTAACTAAGGCCAAAATTAAATTCTTGATTCAATTAAATCAAGGCGATTTTATTACGATCGTCTATGAAAAATTTAATGAAATTTATGACAGCGTAAACAGAATCGATGCATATTACTCTCCAATGGAAGGTATGAAAGGTAAAGTTATCAACCAGTTGATGACAGGTATAGATTACGGCGGTGTTCAAATTCAGGGAACAACCTTTGATGTTAGCGGAGGATGGGATGCGTTGCCGTGGTTTACTGACGGATGGGATAGTGTCGAATCGAATAACGATTATTTTTATATTGTACCTAGTTCAGATGACGGCAGCACTATAACAGTTTTATTACCGAAAGCTCCAGCAATCGGACAAAAGGTATCCATATACTTAAAACGTGCCGGATCGAAAGAACTTAGATCTATTGAAACTTTAGATATAAACGGAAATCCGGTAGTGGTATACGATACGGCTGTAGATGAACCTCCTACAGTAAGAATTGATGATTTATATTTTGGAATGTATGATGGTAGTACTGTTATGCCTAATGGTAGAACAACTTTACCAGAACATGCAGTTATGCCTACATTTATCGGAGACGGTGAAAATAGAACAGTCGTATTTGACGAGTATGGAGTGCAAACTTTTCCAGGAGACACTTTAATTTTTAGAAATTTTGAAAGCGACGGTACTGTTACAATAAATGATCCGAATTTATTAGACACAGCAATTAGCGGAGGTTCTTTTGCCGGAACCTGGACTAACACATTAGTGGGTCCTAATTCTGTAGCAGGGTCTTATTCAACTGCTCAGGGTACACTAGCTCAAGATATTTCTATCGATGGAGGTAAACTAATAGATCCGGATCAAGTCCCAGCTCCAGAAGAAAATGTTCCAGGTCAAGTATTGGAAAGTCTCAGTATAAAAGTTTTTAATTCAACATTTACAGGAGCAGCTCCAGTTAATTTACGTTTGTATTTTGCCGATGGAGTACAAAAGAATTTTGATATAGGATTGCATATACTCGAAGGAGAATCATTAGTTGTTTATATAGATAAAGTTAAACAAGATTTTATTGAAGAAAGCAGCATAATATATTCTATTAACTATGTTACTAATCAGATAGAATTTAATGATGCTCCACCCGTTGATTCTTTAATTGAAATAATTTCTATAGGGGTCGGTGGCGTAGCAATTTTAGACTACACCGAATTTCTAGCAGATGGCGAGACAGCTCATTTTCTAACTAAAGCAAATTATACAAACACCCAATCTGTATTAGTTACTGTAGATGGTATTGCAGTTGACACAGGATTTATCGAAAGTTCTACCGTAACAGAAACTGTTGGAAAAACTTTAATAGAATTTGGTCAAAGACCTGAGCTGAACCAAGTTGTAAAGATAATAGTTTTGGGAGCATCTCTTGATACAGACAGTACGCAACAATCTGTTATTAGGTCTAATAAACAAACATTTACATACAACGGTGTTATTAGAACATTTGATTTAGACAAGTTTGTTAACCTAACTAGAAACAGTTCTAGATCTGCTATGTTAGTAGAAGTTAACAATTCATATCTAAAAGGTGTTGATACCGTTGTTCAAATTTATGACGGCACAAATAATACACTGCAATTAGGAGTTGATCCAGCTGAAGTTTCGGGAACTATTACTTCTAATAATATAAAAGTTTTTGTGAATAATGTAGAACAAGATTTTCTAGTTGATTGGACCTACAACGGGACCACAAGTGTAGTAACAGTCAATGTTGTTAATCTTCAAGTAGGAGATATAATTAAAATAGAAAATGATGTAAGAAGTGAATACAGCATCACTAACAACGATATTGTAATCAGTGATTCAGTAAGTTTAACTTCTGGAGATATTGTAACAGTAACTTGGTTCAGCGAATATCCAACGTTTGATATTATCAGTGACGAATATACAGGCGGAAAATCAATTTATAGATTACCAACATCGACTATCAATTCAAGTTATGTTTGGGTATATAAGAATGGTATAAGATTGACAGGAAATAAAGATTATACCGTGTCTCTTACACGTTCTGTGTTATACATAACCGAAGAAACTACTATAACAGACAAAATTAAAATTTTCCAATTTGGTAATAGGATTTATAAAAAATCCTCTGCTTATCAAATTTTTAAAGATATGCTAAACGTTTATCATTACAAGCGTTATTCCATCGATAAAAATTTAAAACTAGCACAAGATTTAAATTATTATGATCAAACGATCAAAGTAACAGATGCATCAAATCTTTCTATTCCGATAGCCTCTCGGAATATCCCGGGTATTATAGAAATTAACGGAGAAAAAATTGAATATTTGTCAATAAATGGAAATACAATATCTCAATTGAGACGAGGCAGTTTTGGTACTGCGATAGCGACAGTACATTCACAAGGAAGTTATGTAATAAATCTAGGATCGTCCGAGAATATTCCATATGTAGAAACTCAAGATAAGAACGACTTTATAAGTGACGGTAGTACTTTGTTAGTGGGTCCTTTACCTTATATCCCTAGTAAATCTAATAGGAATGCTTGGTATCGTGATGATATTCCGTCAGATTACGGTCCTTGCGATCAGATTGAAGTATTTGTTGGTGGAACAAGGCTAAGAAAAGATCCTATAACGATTTATAAAGAAGATCTAGGTCCGTCCAGTCCGTCCGCCGATACAACATTACAAGCAGAATTCAGCGTTGACGGAGATTCGAATTATATACGTCTTTCTGAACCAGTTAAGATTGGAACGAAAATTACTGTAATTAGGCGCACAGGAAAATCTTGGTATACCCGTGGTACAACTACTGCAACAACAGGACAGAGTTTATTAGAAAACGACACATCTATAGCAGTATTCTTGTCGCAAAAGACTACGGAGTTGCCAGAATAAATACACTATGGATTTAGAAGAGAACAATATGGAACAGCAGCCAATGCCAGAAAACAATAAAATCTCAGAAAAAAAGCCTAATGAAATCGGCGGTTTTCACTATGAAGGGCACATCAAAATTTGGGATCCTGATACAAACGAAGTTTTAATCGATAAAAGAAACGCCATCCATTACGAAAATATTAGTGTGGCTATGGTCAATAGTATTAGTAATCAGGGTAAAGGTTGGATTTATCAAATGGTTTTTGGTTCAGGCGGCACGACGGTGGACCCCACGGGTTTAATTTCTTACCTGACCCCTAATACCATAGGCACAAATACCGGACTTTATAATCAGACCTATAGTAAAATAGTAGATCAAAATGCTACAGCAAATACCGATCCTGTAAGAAATAAAATGGAAATTAGACATATAAGCGGTGCAACGTATTCGGATGTTATTATTACTTGTCTATTAGACTACGGCGAACCAGACGGTCAAGAAGCTTTTGACAATAGTCAAACTTTATCTGGGGATTTTGTATTCGACGAATTGGGATTAAAATCGTATGATCCTTCGGGATCAGGAAAATTGCTAACTCACGTAGTTTTTCACCCTGTACAAAAAAGTTTGAATAGATTGCTGCAGATCGATTATACGATCAGAATACAAAGTTTAACTGGTTTTAATGAGGTTTAAAAATGCCATATAATGTCAATTTCACTGATAGTGCAAAATTACCCATTACTGTTAACGATAGTACCAATAATACAGAAACAAGTTTGATATTTCCTGGAAGAAATACTACAAGTTACGGACAAAATATAGCAGAAAATTTTTTACATCTTTTAGAAAATTTTGCCAGTGCTACCAAGCCGCAGAATCCAGTAGAAGGTCAGTTATATTTCAACACAAATAATAAAAGTTTAGAAATATACGACGGAACAAACTGGAAATCAGCCAGTAATATTAGGGTTGATAATAATGAACCTAGTTTAGCTTCGGCTGAAACAGGCGAGCTATGGGTGGATACTAATAATCAACAACTTTACATATTCAGCGGAGAACGCTGGATTCTCGTAGGTCCTAATTTTTCAACAGGATTAAGAAGTGGTCCTCTAGTAGAGCAAATAGTAGATAGTACAAATCTGAATAGAGTAATTGTTGTTTTTTATGTTGAAGATAGTCCTGTAATAATTGTTTCTAAAGATAGTTTTACACCTAAGATAGCTATCACTGGCTTTACAACAATTAAATCTGGTGTGAATATTTCATCTGTTAGCGATCTTGGATCAGGAGGATTTTCTCCTAAATTCTATGGCGCAGCACTTAATTCAGATTCTTTAAATGTATCTGGATCAGAAATTCCAGCATCGAGATTTCTAAGATCGGATGTTCTTAATACTACAGAGCAAGGCTTTAATATTAAAAATAACCAAGGTCTTACTTTAGGTGTTGACGGTACTTTCAGTTTCAGTGTTTCGTCTGGCGCAGGAAAAATTTATAATTCTTCCGCAGGTAGTAGTATCGACATCCAAACAAATCAAGATAATCGACCTGTAACTGTTTTAAGAATAATTGATAATAAAATTGCTATTAATAAAAATGTTCCTGACGAAGCAGTAGATATTAGTGGGAATCTTAAGTTAGATGGTTCTATTATCTTAACCTCCACTACAGAAAGCACAAATTTTAACAATGGTACCATTAGAACTGCAGGCGGAATATCTGTTTCTAAAAATGTCTTAATAGGAACTACATTAAACGTTACTGGTGTTACTACTACTAGTAATATAAGACCTTCGGTCACTGATACCTATAGTTTAGGACAAAGTAATGAATTAAGATATAATGCTGTTTATACTAAAAATTTGTATGCTCAAAATTTGTTCGGCATTCTAACTGGAAATATTACAGGTAATGCTACAACAGCGACAAATCTAAAATTTCCAACATTGTTTAAAACTATAGGTGCTGTTACTTCGACGGTTGAAACATTTACAGGAACAGAAGGATCAATTACTTTAGAAACTTCTTTAACCAGCGAGATAATTAGCGGTCAAACAAGAGCTCCGATAGAAAGATATCCTTTAGACAAAAATGACGACTTATTAATCTTTAGACCTGCACCGTCTACAACGGGCGGAACCACAGGATTATTTAAAGTAAGTAAACAAGAATTTTTACAAGATGCAATAATACCTATAGGCGGCATTATACCTTTTGCCGGAGAAACAGTACCTGCAGGATATTTACTCTGTGACGGTAGAGAATTAGAAATATCTAGGTACAGAACTTTGTACAATGTAATAGGAAATGTTTATGGAGCACCTACTGTCGGATTTGAAACATTTAAACTTCCTGATCTTAGAGGTCGATTCCCGCTCGGTAGAGATGATATGGACAATAAAGATGACGGAGTTATTGCTGGTCTTGTTCAAGCAGCACCTCCTGCTACAGGTCAGATAGCCGGAAAACCATCAGGACCTGCTGGTCGAGTTGAAGGTATCGAAGCTCAAACGACCGGTGGATCAGGCGGCTCTTCAGATCAATTTTTAACAGTGGCAAACTTACCTGATCACGAACATAATATGATTGGCTCTACTGGTGAACAATATTATTCAACGAGAGCAGACAGTGCTGTTCCTACAGATGTTGGATCTTTTTCTGGAAGAGGCGGCACTACACCATCTCAAACTCAATATCTTCCTACGAGTGGAAGCATTAAAACTAGTGAAACTTTGTCAACAGCATTTTCTACAATGAATCCGTTTTTGACATTAAATTTTATTATTAGATCAGGACCAACAGAATTCTAAGGTAAAAAAATGGCATATACAATTAATAAAACTGACGGAACAATTTTAACTACTTTAGCCGACGGTCAGTTGGACAATGTGACTACTGATCTTACTCTTATAGGAAAAAATTACAGCGGATTCGGTGATGCTTTAAATGAGAATTTTATAAAATTATTAGAAAATTTTGCAGGATCTGCAGTACCTTCCAATCCGATTAGAGGACAAATTTGGTTCGATACTTCTGAAGCTAAATTAAAAGTTTACAATGGTTCGTCTTTTCAACCAGTCTCCAGCGCGACCATAGCCGATTCTCTCCCAACTGATATAGCCATAGGTGATTTGTTTTTTAATAGCACTGATAAACAATTATATTTTTATGATGGCATCAATCCTATATTACTAGGACCAGATTATTCTCAAAGTCAGGGATTAAGCGGATTAAAAGTTGTTAATGTTTTAGACGACAGAAATCAAACAAGAATAGTAACCTTATTGTATGTAAATGCAGTATTATTAGGAATTTTTTCTAAAGATACGTTTACTCCAAAGGCAGAAATATCCGGCTTCGGCAGAATCGAAATCATTCCCGGATTCAATCAGGCCGCTAGTGCCGGAATCAAATTTTCAGTGACAGCAACTAATTCCGATAAGTTAGGAAATCAACCAGCGTCATCGTATGTAAGAAGTGATACTAGCGGTTCTATTGAGGGAAATCTTAGTATAAGAGACAATCTATTGGTAGGAAATGACGATCAGTTTCAAGTAGTCGTAGATAATTCAAATGTTCAAATGGCAAATATTGCTAATAATAAAACATTTAAAATATCTGTGAAAAAAGATCTTGAATCAGAAGATGCAATCACGGTAGATCCTATTACTAGAACTGTTGGAATTTACAATGACAATGCATATATTAATAGTCAAGTTAATATAGGTGGATCTATAGCTGTACAAGGAAATGTAATAATAAGTGGTACATTAACAGTAAATGATGGCGATGTAACTATTATTAAGACTACTGAATTAAATGTTGAAGATAAATTAATTGTCTTGGCGCAAACTGGTGATAGTAGTTTAAACAGAGATGAATATGCTGACGAGGGAGGCATGGTATTAAAGGGTGCTTTTTTTGACAACGATGTTAGCAGTCCCAGTTATAATACATGGGTTTTGAAAGATCATATATTTCAATGGAGTAATGGAAATAAATCTTCTTCTGGTACAAGGATGGCTCTAGCAGACGATGCTTGGAATAGTTCTGAGCATATTAATTTAGAAGCAGGAAAAGCATTTAAAATAAACGGAACTACTGTAATAGATGGAACAAGTTTAGGCCCTGGTATTACAAGCATACCGGGAGTAACAAGTTTCGGACCACAAATTTTTGTACAAATTGGACCTTCTGCAGGATCTCCTGTTCTTAGAATAGAACAAAACAGATTTTCTGCGGTAGCTACGAATTCTGATATTCAAATCACTCCTAATGGTACTGGTAATGTCCAGTTTAGACAGGTTACCGGATCAACTTTTTCTACACAAACTGATGTGGGGTTTCCTTTACTGAGAGGTGTTGCTACAACATCTCAATCAGCACCCAGTCAAACTAGTGAATCGGCTACGCTGTTATCTGCTACAGAAAACACAGAAGCTACAAATAAACAATACGTATTAAATTTTGTTAGAACACGATCATTGGTTTTTAGTATGGATATTTCTGATGGATTAACAAATGTTGCAATAGAAGGAATTTTAACTACATTAGCCCCAATAACAGAATATGAAGTGGGAACAGTTGCAAGAATATTGTGTACATCATTAACAAATGCTAATTCAACTGCAGATGTAGAAGGTTCTAAATCTACGTCTTTTACAAATTTCTTAACACCGCCTAGCGGGTCTCCGGGAACGTCGCCGGGCATATCATCAGTTTCCTTTGCACCGGTAACGGTTCCGGCTCAAACAATTCAAGTATCACCTAGAACAGTTAAAACTTTTCAAATACAAATCGGTGTTGGCTGGAAGTACATTAGTGAAACATTCGTATAATGGAGCGTTAGATGGCTTATGTAATTAATAAATTCAATGGTGAAAGATTAACTATTCTAGAAGATGGAACTTTAGATAATTCCACGAGTCTAGGATTAGTAGGAAGAAATTACACCGGCTACGGAGAAACACAAAATGAAAACTTTGTTTTTATTTTAGAAAATTTTGCTAATTCAACAGCTCCGTCAAAACCTATAACTGGTCAAACTTGGTATAATACTTCAACAAAAACATTAAATGTTTATAGCGGAACAGGATGGTCGCCTGCTGGCGGAGCTTCAGTATCAGACACAGCACCAAACTCGGCAGTAGATGCAGCATCGACGAATCCTATTCCGGGAGCATTATGGTTTAAGAATAATACCAATCAGCTTTATATATCCGACGGCGAAGTTTGGAATCTTATAGGTCCCGATTCGATCGAAAATTTTGGAATTACAAAATTAGTAAGTAAATCTATAGCAGATGTTAACGGAGTACAACATCCAGCCGCTCTTTTTTATAGCAATAATGAACCTATAGCAATATATACCAGCGATTCTTTTACAATTAGCACAACAGAAAATTTAACTGGATATACTGCTCTTGTGAGAGGTATTAATTTAAAATCTGGAACAAATTTAAATGGGAATGTATTGGGTAATTCCGAAAGTGCAACTAGATTAGAAAATTATGTTAATATAAACGGTATTCCTTTTAACGGGACACAAAGCATAAACATAAAATCATCTACTGCTAATATACTTTCTCGAGGAACTTATCTAATAGGAAGTAATTTCGATGGCAGCTCTGCGACAACCTGGGCAGTAGATGCATCATCATCAAATGTAATAGGAAAAGTAGTAGCTAGAGATAGTTCTGGAAATTTCAGTGCAGGAACTATTACAGCTGATCTTATAGGAGATATAACTGGTAATGTTACAGCTATTTCAGGAACTAGTAGATTTGATGTAATTGAAGCAAATACTTTTGTTGGAAACACATTAACTGGAAATGCCAGAACAGCATCGAGATTAGCTACTCCGGTGTTAATAAACGGTGTATCATTTGACGGAAGTGCAAATATCACAGTTCCGGCTGCTGCTAATACTTTAACAGGAAACACAATTCCTCCTAACGTAACACAGTCGAGTTTAACTTCTGTAGGAATATTAGCCGATTTAAATGTTGGAGAATTTGGTGTAAAAATTGGTACAGGGCAACAATTAAAATTATATCTGGATAGTAACAATCCGACTATTGAATCTACTGTTTTAAATGGCGGTTTAACTTTAGAAATAAATGATTCTCCACAAAGTCAGAATAATCCCGCTATTTCTTTTATTAGTTCAGCACAGGCAGTTATATTAGGTGGAGATAATCAACCTGCACTTACTAAAACTAAAAGTGGTTCTATAAATTTAGGATTGCCTGATTTTCCTTGGAATAAAGTATATGCTACTGAATATCGAGGAAGTTTATCTAGAGTGGGCTCGTTATATCCGACTGTAGGCGGCACAACAATTACAGCCAATGCAGATTTTATTATAACAGGTAATCTTACAATACAAGGAACTACGTTATCCGTAAATTCAACTGTTGTGAATGTGGCAGATAAAACGCTTACTTTGGCCTCGGGGTCACCTACTTCGGCAGCAGCGGATCAATCAGGTTTATTAATAGATGGATCTTTTGCAGAATTTTATTACAGAGCTACCGGAGATAAATGGGTATCAAACAAAGATATTGATGTAGGTTCTAATAAATTTAGAGGAAGAGCAACGTCGGCGGAATATGCAGACTTAGCTGAGAATTATGTGGCAGATAATGCATATGAGCCTGGAACAGTATTAGAATTTGGAGGTAAATTTGAAGTTACTCTTGCACAAGACGAAACCAGAGCAGTGGCCGGAGTAGTATCTACTAAACCGGGATTTTTAATGAATTCAGAATGTCAAGGAGAATATGTAGTATCTATAGCTTTAGAAGGCAGGGTTCCTTGCAAGGTAAGAGGTAAAATACGCAAGGGTGATCTTCTTACTAGTGGCGGAAACGGGTATGCTAGACCTTCTGCAGACCCAAAAATTGGAACTATTGTAGGGAAAGCTCTTGAAGATTTCGATGGCACAGAAGGAGTTATAGAGGTTGTTGTTTGCAAATTATAAGAATAGTTAAACGTATAAATACTGAATATTGGAGTTTATAGATGGCATATCAAGTTGATAAATTTAACGGCACGTTTTTAGTATCGGTCGATGACGGCACTATTGATACCACCACAGATCTTAGATTTGTTGGAAAAAACTATGCCGGATACGGTGAAGTACAAAACGAAAATTTCCTCCATCTATTAGAAAATTTTGCTAATACTACAGCTCCGCCTAAGAAAATCACCGGACAAATTTGGTTTGATACCGGAACTAAAAAACTTAAATTTTTTGATGGTACTAGATTTAGATCCGCTAGCGGTGCCGAAGTGGGCTCTGTGCCTCCTCCTGGGTTACAAACAGGAGATTTGTGGTTTGACACCAGCACCGAACAGTTATATACATGGAATGGAACTGAATATATATTAATTGGTCCAGAAGCCAGTCCTACTACAGGCGAATCTGCAGCAGTTCAAGACACTGTTAAAGATGATGTTAATAACAATCATTCTATTTTAAAATTAATATCTGAAGGAGAAGTCGTTGCAATTTTAAGTGCAGATGCATTCAGATTGAATACGTCTAATCCGATAACAGGTTTTCAGGATATTAAGAAAGGTATAAATCTTGTTAACACCAATGGAACAACAGGAGTTACTAGTACCGATCATTATTTCTGGGGTACTGCTTCTAATGCTGCAAAACTAGGAGGTTTTTCTGCTACTGATTTTGTAAGATCGGGCGCAGCAACTTTTTCAACAGGATTATCTGTAGCTGATTCCGGAATAACAATAGGCGATCAGAATGATCTAAGGATATGGGTAGAAGACGGTAATAATGTTTTACTAGAAAATCAACTCGGAGATAATATAACATTTAGAATTAAAACCGCTGTTGATCTAGATGTTTTAACAATAGGTACTACAGGAGTATTCCCTGCTGCTGATGCAACATTTAATTTAGGCGCAATAGGCTCCTCATGGTTACAGGTAACTGCATCTACTTTCAACGGTTCGTTGGTAGGAAACGTTACTGGAAATACTACCGGAGTTCATAAAGGAAATATATTAGCAAGTGACAATTCTGTTGCATATAATGCCACTACAAAGATTTATACCGGTAGTTTTTCTGGTAATTTGACTGGAAACGTTACTGGAAGTGTTACAGGAACAGCATCATCTGCATCTACATTAGGCGGAGTATCAGCTTCGGAATCTATAGTTAATAGTACAATACCCATAAGAAATTCATCTGGAAATATTTTAGCAAATCAATTTGTAGGAATATCAGATAAATCCGATAGGTTACGAATTAACGACGCTGCATCAGATACCGATCCTAATTATCGATCTGCCAAGACTACTGCCACAGCCAGTACTATAGCAGCTAGGGATTCTTCTGGTGATATATATGCTGTCAAGTTTAGAGGAACTGCAACTGCGGCAGAATACGGCGATTTAGCTGAAAAATATTTGCCAGACACTGAATACGAAGTTGGAACGGTTGTATCTATCGGCGGAGAAAAAGAAATTACGGCATCAAAATTTGGAGATAGAGCCATCGGTGTTATCTCAGCTTATCCTGCATATCTTATGAATGATAACTTATCTGATGGCGTAGCAGTAGCACTTAAGGGTAGGGTTCCTGTAAAAGTAGTAGGAGCAATTAAAAAAGGAGATCGGTTGATAGCAGTTGATAATGGTGCTGCACAAAAGGCCGCTTTTCACTCACACTCTGATGTTTTTGCTATAGCGTTAGAATCCAATGACGATGTTCAGGAAAAAGTTGTTGAATGTATTGTAATATAAGGAAGAATTAAAATGGCATCAGTCGGATCATTAATATCGGCAGCAGATTATAACGCTATTAGAAACAAAATTATAGCGGTTATGGGTACCGGAACAACTAATCCTACCACAGGAGTAACTGATTATACATATGGATACGGACAACAATTAATGAGTTCGGCTGTTTCAGAGGGTCAAACAATAACTAAATCACAGTTTGATAATTTAAAAAATGATATACTGAATGCTAGATTACATCAAGACGGCACTAGTCCTACAATTACAACCGTAAACAGCGGAGATGTTATTAGGTACGGAGCCACTCATCCAATTACACAATACGATTCTTTAACTGCTTCGGCAATTACTAATAGATTTAATCTTGGAACTGGATATTTTAGTACAGTAGCAATCCAAGATAGTAGCGGTAACGATATTACAATGCCTATCACCAGAACTACCAGTTGGAATTCTAGTGTATCATGTACTGTCACAGTAACTTTTCCTAATGTTAATTCTATGCGTTATTTTTTTAATAGCGGCGGTAGAATTAATTTTGCAAGTACTAGGACCGGCGGTGCTTCAACTTCTCAAAATAGTATTTGGTCTAGCACCTTAAGTTCAGCCGGTACTCAAGGTTTAGGAGCCATTAGTAGCGGTAATCAAGGAGTGAATTTTTACAATTTAACTACTTCTGACCAAATTTGGTATTCAATTACTTCGTCGGCACCTTATGCTTCAAATACTTACAGAATCAGAGCAAGACTAGCGAGCGGAGTTGTCGGATCTTCCAGTTTCACAGCAACTTCAATTATTTTTACAGTAACTTGGTCTGATCCTTATACCGATCCGGGCGGTCCTCCGCCGGGCGACGAAGTAGATGGTAATCTGAATTTAACAGTAACACAAACTTATGCTGGTAGCACTGCAGGTATAAATCTTTTACCAATAGTAACACCGCCAGCAGTTCAACCGGTTTGGACCATTATTTTACCTACATACGCTACAACAGCTATTACAGGTTCATAATTTTTGACTCCTAATTAAAGTAGCACTAAATAATATGCTACTTTAATTCAGGGGAAATAAATGGATGAACGTCTTAAAAAAGCCTTAGATTTTTCTAATTTTCGGTATACTTTTTCAATTCAACGAAAAATTTTAAAAGAAAAAAATGAAGCAAAGCTCACCTACGGCTATGGAGGTGGTATATTTAAAATTGATATGTCTTTAATTGCTTTTGTTGATATGTTAATCAATATGGGTAGAAAAAATGATGTACCCTTGCTAGATTCAAATGAAAATCCGATCCTAATTACAGACCTAGAAGAATTTAAAAACGAAATACTGGACAGATATTTTACTTCTACCTTGGAATATTATAAAGAATACGAAAAGGTAAAAACCACTAGATCATTGCAAAAGCTTTTGGAACTATGAATAAAGGAATTTTAATTTTTGCGCATAATAGTCCGTTTGTAGATTACGGTACATTAGCAATTATCTCGGGCGGACTTGCTAAAAAAAATCTTGGATTACCCGTGTCTTTAGTCACTGACAAAGGAACGTTAGCTTGGTTAAAAAACAACGGATTAGAAAAAAAATTGAATGACATCTTTGAAAAAGTTATAGAAATAGAATATCCTTATACAGAGAATACAAGAAAATTATATGATGGATTTGATCATCAAACAGTGCCATTTATAAATTCTAATAGATGCGATGCATTTTTTCTTACACCGTACGACGAAACATTGTTAATAGATAGCGATTTTTTAATTTTCACTAACAAACTAAACGAATATTGGAGTATCGAATCTAGTGTAATGGTAGGAAGTTCGATGAATGACATCCTAGAAGATAGGCCAGGTTATTTAGATAAAAGAGTATCTGAGCCTAGTATTCCTTTATTATGGGCAACTACAGTAATGTTTAAAAAGAATAAAGAAAGTGAATTCTTTTTTAAATTAGTTGAATTCATCAAATTAAATTATGTATACTTTGCTGATCTTTTTAGGTTTAATTCAACGCAGTTCAGGAATGATATTGCTTTTAGTATAGCAAAACATATTTTAAGCGGTTATGAAATAGAAAATGTTTATAATTTGCCTCCGATAACATCAGTTCTTGATAAAGATATTTTGTTAGAAATAGATAAAAACGGAAAGATGATTGTTTTAATGGATCCAATGAACGACGGTAATTTCAAATCAGTTAAAATTATAGATACGGATCTTCATGTGATGAATAAACAAAGTATCATTCGAAATAAAGACGCACTAATGGAGTTGATATGAATTTTGGATACTTAATATTTGTGTCTAACGAAAAATTAGATTATTTAAAATTAGCATACAGTTTAGCCATTAGTATAAAAAATACACAGAAAGAAGGTTACGATAAAGTAGCATTGGTGATAGATGATAAATCTAAAGTCGATACTGTAAATTCTCCTTGGGTATTTGATCATGTTATCGAATGGAATAAGAAACAAGGGTGGGACGGAAGATCTTGGATGGATGAGCTAACTCCGTTCGAATACACTGTTTGTTTAGATGCAGATATGTTGTTTTTAAGAGATTATAGTCATTGGATAGATTATTTCGTAGAAAATAATACCGAGTTATATCTGCCAAATAAATCTTATACGTTTAGAGATGAAGTTGTAACTAGTTGTTACTATAGAAAAGCTTTTGAAACAAACAATCTTCCAAATCTTTACAGCTTCTATACATTTTTTGATAGAGGATCTGATCTTGCTAAAGAGTTTTTTAACTTGGGAAGGTCTATAATAGAAAATCCAGAAGAGTTTAGTAATGTTTTTTTAGATAAGCACAAACCAAAAATCATAGGTACCGATGAAGCATTTGCGTTAAGTGCAAAAATTTTAGATATTTCAGATGAAATTAGTTATGATTTAGGATTTCCAAAGATTACACACTTAAAATCTATGATACAAGATTGGTCTTTTACTTCGGAAAGAGTCACTGATCATGTAGGATTCTATTTGAATGAAAAGGGTAGATTAAAAATTGGAAATTTTGAACAGACGAATATTCTTCATTATGTAGAAAAAGATTTAATTACAGCTGAATATATAAGTCTACTAGAGGATGTTTTATGGTTCAAGAAACAATAGAAGACGGTTACTTTGATTTAGTAGTTGATATTCCTGTTTTAAAATATTATGTTAGATTTTCTTTTTCGACAGGTGCAATTACTGAAGTTTTTCCTAGTCGCACTAATATTTCTGATAAAAATTGTTTAGAGATTGATGCTGATCTAGCCGATAAACTTTTAAGAGGAATAAAGTCGTTAACTTCGATAAAAATAGATATAACTGAATTTCCTTTTAAAATTTTAGAAGATCAATCTCATAATTTAGTATTATCGAAGATAGATAATGTACTTCATAGAATTATAGAAAAAAAATGGTCAACAATATCTAAACCTGATATTCATATCGTTTATGATAGATCTAATGAAGAATTAACTTTTAAGATCAACCCGTCTATTAAAGAAATGACCTGGCCAGGCGAAAAAGAAATGATATTTTTAGTAACAGGATATAATGATCCTAACGATTTAAAAGAAATGATAAAGTTTTCTATTGATGAATTAACTGCTTATCCTCAAAAATTTAAATGTAAGTTGCGTACCAAATTTAGTATTTTTACTCGACGACTGTTTTCTAATTATACATTGGAAATAAGATGAAGATTATAGAATTTGATGTTGTCTTTTTAAGTTACGACGAACCTAATGCAGATTTGCATTATGCAGATCTATGCAATAAGGTACCTTGGGCTAAACGTGTACACGGTGTTAAAGGTTCTGATCATGCTCATAAGGCTGCTGCTGAACAAAGTGAAACGGATTGGTTTGTTACGGTAGATGCCGATAACATTGTAGATTCTAGATTTTTTAATATCGATCTAGATATGAGTAATTCTAAAATACAGGTTTATGGTTGGTGTGGTCGTAATGTAATTAACGGATTACGTTATGGCAACGGCGGATTGAAAATTTGGAACAAAAATTTTGTTCTTAATATGAAAACTCACGAAAATTCCGAAAGTGATCGCGGACAGGTTGATTTTTGTTGGGAAGATGGTTATAAAAATTTTCCTCTAAGCTTCAGTGATAGTATCATTACAGGATCGCCTATTCAGGCCTGGCGAGCAGGATTTCGTGAAGGTGTAAAAATGACCTTGCTCGACGGAGTTAAAGTTTCGCCATCGGAAATTCAACAACGTATTTGGTGGCACAATATTCATAGACTTCGTATGTGGTCAACAGTTGGATCGCACGAAGAAAATGGATTATTTGCGGTGTTCGGAGCGAGATTAGGTACATGGATGGCCAATTGTACAGATTGGAATTATATTGATGTACGAGATTTTGAAATTTTAAGAAATATTTACAATGAAAATGTAAAGCAATATGAAAAGAATATCAGCGGATTAATCGAAGAGACAAAAGATTTAGGTGAAAAAATTAAAATTAAATTAGGACTACATTGGCCCTATTTAGACCCTGAACAAAGCAAGTATACTTTAGATTTATACAACGAAACTATGAATTTAAATGATACCTATTTTAGAATGCCGGTGCCTGCAAATGTATGATATTTTTTATATTTCTAAAAACAACGGAAATTTTTTAGACTGGGAAAAAATTAAATCTCGATATCCGTATGCTCAAAAAATAGATAATGTTGTTTCATATGATCAGATTCAGTCTAAGGCATTTACTAAAATGTTTTGGATTATTTGGGACGATCTTGATTTGTTAGATTCTTTTAATATTACAGATTATAAAGCGACTAAATGGGATGATATGTACATCCATGTTTTTAAAAATGGAGATTTTTATGATGGCGTTGGCCTTTTTCCAAAAAATGTAAAAATCTCAACTAAAGAATTTTATCATAGATTTTTTACTAACAAAAAAGAAATTGATATTGAAGTTAGTAAACCAAAAAAATATAATGTATATTCTCCGAAGTCGTACGAAGAATATGAAAAAATAACAGATGAAATGTTTTGGTTAGTATGGCCAGAACTTACTATAATTGATAGTACATTATTTGACATGTATTTTAGTCATCATAATAGTTATGATCGTAGAGAAAATCATGTGTTTAAGAACCTTTGCAATAACACAGAATCGTATCTTAGCGGAGTAATTTTATGTAGCAAATATAAACCTTTGTCTAGCATAGAGTTTTATAATCAATACGCTGTTGATAAAAAAGAATACGATCGTATAGTTAGCAAATATCAATATCCTATTTACAAAATCAACACTTACGAAGATTATTTAGAAATTGTCAACACCGAAAAACAAAAAATGTTTTGGTGCCAGTGGCCAAATATAGAAGTTATTGATGATTCGATATTTGATTTTTATTTTGATCCAAATGACGGTTCGTTAGATTATGATCGTGCTGAAAATCATATTTTTAAAAATGCCTGTAATGATTCTTCATCGTATATAAACGGTATGATATTATGTAGCAAATTTAAACCAATCTCTAAAAAAGAATTTAATGCAAGATATGTTGTTGAAAAAAAAGAATATGATATAGTAGCAACAAGATATAGATATCCTAGATATGTTTTAAATTCTTATGAAGACTATCTTAACATATTTGAAAAAGAAACTCAAAAAATGTTTTGGGGAATCTGGCCAGAAATCGAAATAACAGACAATACAATTTTTGATTTTTATTTTGATCCAAAAGATTGGAAAACAAAACACAATATTGAAGAACATAATACGTTCAAGCATAAATTTAACAATAAGATTATAACTCATAATTCGCCTGTGTTATTTTCTTCAGTTGATGCTATTAGTAAAAGAGAATTTAATTTTAGAGCAATAGCTAATAAAAAAGAAAATGATAGATTAATATCTTGTCATAAATCATATGATGTGTTTTTTATTAGCTATGAAGAAAAAAATGC